CAAAATTATTTATATATCCGCCTTCTTTCCAGATGCATGAGGGTCTGCTTAAATCATCACAACTAAACCAACCGCAAAAAGTTCTGCTAGAATATATGCCTAGCCCATTATTTGTATCAGTCGAGTTTGCGACTCCTGCATGTGACGCTGACCCTGCTGTACTCAATACTCTTAAAGAGTTGGATGCTGCGTTTATTGACACCCCACTATTTGAAGCCCCGCCATAAAGTGTTACTGGGAGATTAGTTGGACTCGATCCTAAATCCACTAGCCCATCACTACCAAGCGGCCAATAATGGGTGGGTGGTGTAGCATTTACAGTGATGAGATCATCTTTATAAGCCACTTTCTACTCACCCCCCTGAGCAACTGCTTCACCTGCAATTTCAGTTGCTTGGTTTTGTGTAATATTCCCGTCATAAGAACCTGAGGTTATCTGCATCTCACCCCCCTGTAAATGCTACTGCCACTGGTTAATATATTTTTATACATTAGTCTCAACGCTAGGAGCACACGTGAATGCAACAGCAGTTACTTGCGTAATAGTAAATAGCGTCTTAGCTTGAGTTGCCCCTCCATCGCCTTCACATAAAAACACGCAATTCTTATTGGTATTTGCTGTGCCCCCCACCGTATCACCCGTATAATCAAATGCAAAAACAATCTTATTACTCGCATTAGCAGTTGACGCTAATCCCTTGACGGGCGTTGCGCTTGAGTCTAAAACAGTGACCGCTCCAGCGGTATTGTAATTAGATGCAAAAAAGGAATGATACCAAGCATTCACATCTGCTTTAGCGACTGCGCCTATATCAGCTTCAACACTCACAGAGAATGAATACGCTTTAATCACTCCGCCATCATCTGTCATGACGACGCGTTGCTGGTCAGCTACGGGTACATTTTGAATGTATAACCCCTCAGTCGCTGGATTAACCCCGGACTTAGTAACAATTTGCCCAGAAGCGTTGTAGGAATACCAAGTTTCAATATCTTTACCAAGATGCCCCGTTAATACGCCTAATCCATCTGCTTCTTTTGCGGCTTCTGTGGCAAAAGCATCTAGCCATGCCACGCATTCATCTAAGGTTGCCCCGTTTGGATTAACTAATTCCCATGAGAATAGCCTTGTGCCTGTCGCATCAGAAAACCCTGTTTTAGCCACTGGGGTAGCGATATGATTTAACTGCATACCAACCCACACGCCAACAGGCGTTGTGATAACATCGGCAAACGGCATACTCGTTGTATTGGTTGTCAAATGAGTAGATTCATTTAATGCAAAACCTGTGGAATAACCGCCTAATTGCGCAATACCTAAATCTTTTGTCGTCTCTTTTCTGTCGTAGTTATTGCCATAGCTCCGAACAGATACCGCCTCATAGGTACGGCTATCAAAATTACCGTTCGCCGCATCACCGAAAACTTGTACCGCCTCATCAATTTGCCCTGTTTTACTAAAGTTTGTTGCCGCACCTTGTACCGCTAACTGATAATAGGGCTGAGAACTTGCGAATATATTTGATAACCCTTTATTACCAAAATATATTCTAGTGATAGCGCCAGTAGCGTCAATCTCATTCCAACCTGAACCTCGAATAATACTCCTATCTGAAGCAAGACTTGGCGTTCTAGCATTGATGAAGTTGTACGCTCCACCGAATTTAAATTTACCCTCAGTCCATCTATCATAAAATCGCAACCCCTCTCCAGATACTACTGAACTTGCTCGTTCTTGGTCTTCAAACGCATAGATTGCTTCAAACTTAATGCCGTCCGTAGCTAGTAACGGGTTAGCAACTGGAGTAACACCGTCTGTAAATGATGGATGCCCTGTAGGGTAGATAACAGTCGCTAACTCAGTAGCTGATATAAATTCTATCGTTCCATTGGCAGGATTAAAATATACATTACCATCAGGCGTACCTGCTCGACTTTGTGTTGACTGAATTAAAGTCGCGTTATAATTTGATAAATCGATTAATGCCATGGTTATTCCTAATTATTTTTTATGTGCTGCTCTAAAATATTAGCGAGTCGCTCATTCTCTTCTGCTAACTGTTTATTGATTGTTTTTAAATGTTCAATATCATTAGCGAACGCCTTATTTTCCTTGTTTTTCTGAAACTTAATGCCCTCATTGAGCGCAATTAACTCATGTTTTCTAGCAAAATCTAATATCTGAAACATCAATTGGTCAGAAACGATAGCAGGAAACTCACACAACACATCACCCGTTACATTTTCCTTAATTTTCCAGTTTGATTTAATGCCATTTCCTGTGTTTTGATTGGCATTTGCAGATTGTAATGCGATTAATTCAGTGGTATTCATCATTAATTAAAAGGGTTTTGAGTGAGTCGTGACTTCATATTGCCATCGTTCCATTGGGTAACATGGTCTTGTGATTTTTTATGCCCGAATATCTCTTTAAATTTATGCCTATTCATTTCAGCACGCTGTAAATTTTCTGCGTCTGCATCTTGTATTGAATAAAAACGATACATCACCCAATAGGCTAGATTCTCATGCTGTTCAGCAGGGACTTCCATAGAACCAATAGGGTACCGATAACCGTCCAGCATCAACACTCCAATATCCTTAGGTTTTGGGTATAGCGTTAAATTATTCCCCTGTATAAAAAAATATTGTGGTCTATCCGCGCCCTTAGTTTCCCAACCAACCGCATTAAAATCCAGTTCACGCTTAGTTGTGCGCTGTAAGACCTGTTGTTGCGTATCAATCTTAGCCCTAACAATAGAGAATATAAGCGGATTAACTGTATAAGACCCTTGCCCAGCGATAAGATTAATATCATAACTCGCATCTAACCGCCCATACTGAGCGCGTTCGAATGCCTCTTTATTCGCTTCATCAATAAATAAATCAAGATATTCATCAGAAACCAAGTAGGGCAATATCGTATCGCTAGTTAATACACGGATATATTGACGCAACTCAACCTTAGTCATTCACTGATAACACTGAAAGGGTAGGCTTGTACTTCTTTGGACATCATTTGACCCGTCTCATCGTTGTATTCAAAAATTTCACGCACTGCATTTTTTAAAACGCCAATGACCGACTCAGGGACACTGACTTCTTCACCACGATTAATTAAGAAAGTGCGACCATTGACAGAAATAGGGACATTATTAACCCCCGTATCACTTTCAGTTTTGTGAATAAGAATTTTAATTCTTTTTTCTTCAGTTGCGACTGGGGGGGCATCTTCACCATTAATTTCAAGAGCAATACGCTCTTTTAACTTAACAAGACCAATTTGAGGGCTAAAGCTAATACCCAATGAGTTTGCATAATCAATCACCGCCTCTCGGTCATCGCTCTGTTGATAATCAAATTTATCTGTCATTTTTTTACCTTAATCATTTAAAAAACAAAAAGTCAGACGCAAGTTCTAAAAAACTTGCGTCCATTAAAAACTAAATACTACTAACAGCAACTTCTAGTCGTGCAATCCAGTTTTCATTAAGAATTTTCGCGGCAAAATATGTTTTCCAACCGACATACCCCATTTGACCCAATGGGTCAGATTTAGAAGGAATACCAGGGTTTAAAACCGTCGGCGTAATCGCTTTTGAACCTTTTAATGGCACTAACCCAAAGGCTTCTTTAGCGATAACTAACAAAGGATAGACATCAGAGTTGGTACCCGTAGTGGAAACAGTGGTATTAGTTGCCGCTAAACCACCTGCATTCGCCCAAGGGACTAATAGCGGAGAAAGAATAAAACGCACGTTCTCAACTGAACCGCATTCTTCAGGGCATAACGGTTCACGCGAGCCATACTGAGAAACGGGCGTAAATCCGGGCAAATTACGAATATCAGCTTCAATATCCGTATGACCAAAAGCAATGAATCCACCTTCAATCGCTTTAGTGGCATAATTTTCAGAGGGGCTTAGCATTGAAGTAACAGCTTTACCACGATTAGCGCGTAAATTACGAGTAATCGCGCGAATACGTGATAAAGAGATAACGCTATTTACCTGAGTACGAAGTGTATTAGTAGCCAATGCGTAAAAAACATTAATGCCGCCCTTAATCGCACCGTATGTAACCATTTCAATGGTTTCGGCTGCTTGTTCACCTGATAACATCGCCGCATCTTTTAAAACAGGGTCTTCTGCCATATCATCAACACGATCAGAAATCTGGCAAACACCACCATATTGCCCCATTGCAACAGGGACATCCTCATACAGCATTTGTTGAGATGTGGGCGTTGCTCCCTCGACCAATGGCACAGTTGATACAGGGAAAGGAATAGGGCGACGAAACTTAAAGATCGG